ATTTTTAACAAATACGTTTGGTATAAATGAATATAACTTTTTAGTATATCTAATTTAGCCTTGAATTCGTTAGAAACCGTTTCATTTAGTTTTTTTACTTCATGATTGATATCGAATACTGTTTTTTTATATACATAGGTGGTTGCGTCTCTCGATGTTAATTGTAAAAACATTTTTTCGTCGTCGGAAATTTGTCCTACAAATTCAACATAGAAATAATATGATTTTTGCGAATGAAAATAGGTTAAATCTACATTTTTGGTAAAATACAAAACATTTAAAAATACATTGGTGATTGTGTCTAAACCGCGTATTATGATAAATTTTAGCAATTTGTGGTTTTTTAATTTCATATGTTCCATAATAAATTTGGAATATTCGATAATTAAATCTGAATATTTTTGAATAGCTTCGTCTATATCAAATTCAGATTCGTTTTTATAATTTTCGGCATTTTGCAAAGAATAATTGTTGTCCTTGGCCACAATTCTTACACTTTTCATTGTTATAATAATATTTTATTTTTATTTTTACTTTTGTGTTTTTTTGTGTTTTTTTGTGTTTTTTTGTGTTTTTTTGTGTTTTTTTGTGTTTTAGATTCGTTGCGTTTTTATATTGCAAAAAATCCTTTTATAATAATTCAAATAAGTATTTAAAGAATATATTTAAATAACTTATATAAAAATGTCTGAACAAACTTCTTCAAAAAAAACTGATTCTAGTTTTAATTATAGACTTCCTGCTGATATTACAATGAAGCACGCTTCTAAACTTAGTATCGTCGATGATAAGCCAATTATGATGGACTACTGGACGGCTTCACTTGATAAGAAAGCCTTAATTGGGGCTAAAGAGACAGGAGAGAAATTGCTGGTGAAATCTGAAGACGAGTATACGAGTATAATTCAGAAGTTTTACAAGTCTGGAACTGAGTATATTGTGATTACCGAAAATTCCATTTACATTGTGGCCAACGATATTCCTACTAGAAAGATATCATAAATCCATCCACTTTTAGAAAAAGTGGAGCAAAACCATCTTTCCGCTTTTAGAAAAAGTGGAGCAAAACCTTTTACACCTTTGGACATATTAGAAAATAAGGTATCACAATAAAGTAAAACAAAACGAGTTAAAAATAAATGACTTAACTTTATATAATGAGAATAAAGTTAAGTGAAAAATATCAATCTGAACGAGAAGATATTTGCATCAAATTAATCAATATATTAAATTTAGGTGAAGACAAAACATTTTTGTTATGTGACTTAGATGCGGATACTGAAAAACAAAATAAAATATTGGAAATGAAAGAGGAAATACAAAAGTATTTTGCATGTTCTACTATATCATCCTTCAAACCTAATTTTGAATGTAAACGGCCTTATTTGAATATTGTTAGAAGCATATTACGACAACAAGATTATATAATAGAAATTATAGATTATTGTATAAAATATGAAAATGGACTTATGAGAAAAACTATGAGATACAAAATATTTAGGAATAATTAAATATATTATATTCGTAAATTATTTAAAAATAAAATATTTATATAATATACAAAATGGAGGAAACATTTGAGAATGTCGTAATGTCAGACGAAATAACTGACGATAATGAAAAAAGGACGAACTATGTAATGTACAAGGTTTGCCCTAAAAATAAGAAACTAAATTTTTGTTATATTGGTCAAACCGCTAATTTTGAAAATCGAAAAAGACAACATATTCGAAATACGAGTTGTGAAACCGATAAAAAACATTACCATTTAAAACATTATGAAACCATTCGAAACAATGGTGGATGGGATGAATGGGAAATGATTGAGCTTGAAAAATTTAACAACAAAACCAAATTGGAAGCCAGGATTCGAGAACAAGAGCTCATCAAAGAACATAATGCAAACCTGAATATGTTAAGTGCCTACATTACGGAAGACGAGCGACAGGCTAATAAAAAGGCAATTACCGAAAAATTCCGCGCCGAAAATAAGGAATACTTGGCTGAACAAACGAAAAAATACAAAGAAGAACACAAAGAGGTCATCGCTGAACAAATGAAAAAATACCGAGAAGAAAATAAGGAGAAAATTTACCAAAAAACAAAGGAATACAGAGAAAATAACAAAGAAAAACACCAAGAGTTGCAAAAGGCTTGGCATGAAAAAAATAAAGAACTATTGAAGGAAAAACGAAAAATTTATGATGCTAAAAAGAAGGCAGAAAAGTTAGCACAAATGCCTGTATTAGACCCAGAAGAAGAAAGGACCAAAAAGGAACAACATGTAAAAGAAAAGAGAGAACAATATAACGCAGCAAGAAGACTGAAACGATTAGAACCAAAAGAAGCGCTACCAACCTCTATCTAATTAGTGTAAAAATAATATTTTCATATAGTATAACGCTTATTCATTCAATCTTTTTTAACTAAAGTTTGGTTCTTACTTCGTTACAAGTTTTGGCTCTTACTTCGTTAGAACCTTTCCTAAAGGTAGATACCCATTTGGCACCCCTTCTCTTCAAAACCGTAATGTTCATATACTTTTTTTACGTTTTGACCACAATCCAATATTATTTTATAACAATTGTTCTCTCTAGCGATACATTTCAATTGTTCTATAATGTCTTGCGCAATTTTATTACCTCTGTATTCCCTTTTTACTACAATATCTTCTATATGCCCAACGCTTTTACCGCCTCGAATTATTTTCGGCTCTATGATGATTGTTCCAGAAGCAATGATATCAAAATCGTCTAATCCAGGGCTACTAATATATTTGACAATAATGCAGCCCATTTCATGGATAGTGGCAATATTTTCGATAAAAACGGTCTTCCCGATATTGCTAACTATAGTAAGCTCTGCCAATAATTCTAAATATTTGGTTTTTATTACGTCAATATTATTCGGATATTCATTTAGTAAATCAATCAATTTTGCACATTTAGACATAGTCATTATATTACTTCAAATAAAATATTTCAGTAGTATATAATAAATGTCTAGATTTGGCACAGGAAGTAACTCAAATGGACAATTTTGGTATGGCAGTACTACAAATTTTCCAGGGTTTTTATATAAAAAAAATGTCGGCGTAGGAGGCAGGAGAAGTACCAAATTCGCACCTGGTGGAAATATTACATGCAACAATTCTACTTATTTATATAATAAATACAAACCAGGAAGCAGTGGTATTGGCGCTTCTAGTACAGCCAATCGTCGTGCCAAAAACCGGTTAGCGACGATTTGTTCTGGACATAATACCCATTGTGGTCCCTTTTATCAATATTTGGGCCAATATGATAATTATACAGGTAACACTAATGGTTATTTTCCATATCCGCAAATGCCGGGCAATAAAACAGGTACCTTTGTTTCGCCAGCTTCAAATTATCCCATATAGATACCCCATATAGAGAGATACCATTTTTCGATTTATTACCATATCAGTTTATAGTAATAAATTTTTTTGTAGTATTTGTATTTCATATATGGAGTCTTATTTCATATAGGGTCTGTAATAATGATTATCATATTTTACGTTCGCATCATACCATGGTGCCGTGCTTTGCGGTGCTACGTACGAATAATTATAATTCGTAGTTGGCCTAAAGCCAGCACTCACTGGTGTTTGAGCTGAATTAATATTTAAAAAAACCATATTTGCATAACTTTTCTTAACCGCATTGGGGTTTTGATTACATCTGGCTCCATAATTATACCAAAAATTTCGTGTTACACCTATACTTGGTGGTAATCCTGATTTCATTGGTCCAGAAAAGGTGTTGTTATCAATATTATTAATATAAGATTGGATGTTTCTCATTTTGCGCGATCTGCCTGCCATATACTATAACTGACTAAAAAAATATTTAAAACCACTCGTTGCTCTATAATTCAAAATCCGTATAATATCCTTCTGAAAAATGTGTCAACACTGAATTTATTTTTTCGATAAATTGTAATTCGTCGTTATCATAAACTAATTTATACTTTTGTTGAATCATATTGTTTACTATCATTGTATAATCTTTTCGCACGGCTCGAATATCTTTATCCAAGTCGGCAATCTCTCCTTCGGTTTTTATGATTAATTCGTCTATATTATTTTCAACACTGGATGCCTCTGGTTTTTGCTGTAACAATAAACTATCATATTTATTTTCTTCATATCGAATGAGTTCTTTGCAATCGGTTATTATTTTACTAAATACTTCCTTTTTGTCATTATTCATATTATACACATTTACATCTCTCGTAATGAAAAAATCCGCCTTAGATTCATGATTATTTTCATTGTATATTGTTTCTGTATTGTCATCTATTGTTTCTGTATTGTCTAATTTTTTAGAACTATAGTTAATATCGCTAAACAATAACTGATTGATATCCACCCTTGTTATATTCAAAGGGGGAACTATAGTATTATCTTTACTAGATATCATTTACTATCTTTGAATATTTATTTTTTATTTTTTATTCACAAAAATCATATTGTCCATCTTATTCTGCGGCAACAAAAACGGTAATATGAATAAAATAGCATAATCTTCGATAAATTCCTTTTTTTCTTCATCTTTTGCTCCTTTTTCTTTTGGTCCTTTTTCTTTTGGTCCTTTTTCTTTTGGTCCTTTTTCGGTTTCGGTTTCTTTTGGTCCTTTTTCGGTTTCGGTTTCTTTTGTATATGCCCCTGTTTGGATTTTATCTAAAATATATTTTAGCGACGCATATCTGCAAAGCAAATTTTTTAAAAAGGCTTGTTCATTATTTACAACATTGTCTTCTAATATTTTTTCTAGTATTTTTTGGTTTGCTTGGTAGGTAAAGAGCATGTTAACTGAGACATTGTTTGATATTTTCATGATATTGTTTGCATTATTAAATTCACACCATTTTATATACACTATTATTTTCTTATACGTCTCAATAGCATAGTTCATTAATCGGATTTGTTTTTTTATTTCTAATAATCTGTAATAAACAAATTTGCTTACCATTTTTAGGTCTTTTACAAAATTGACATCATAAAT